CTTGATCGCAGTTGCAGAAGTTAGCTCAATGATAGTGAATATCATGGCTTGTCCGGTATCAACTTTATCTGCTAACCCGATAGAGTTAATATCAACAGCAGCATTTTGTAAGGTAATTTTATCACCTACCGCTAAATCACCCTTATCATCTATGGTAAGAGTGGCTTCCCGATAATCGACATTGGTTACAACGCCGGTGGTAGCATTAACAGTTCCACCTTCAGGTACAAACGCCTGGTCTCCATCTATGGTTGCATCATCATCCGCTGCACCAGTAATGTTCGGCAAAAATGATCCGGTGAAAACGTCAAACCCTGCAATATTTGCACCGATCTGACCAGTTTTCCATGTATCAGCAGCTTTGCCCTGAAGGGTTTGCCTTGCGGCCAGATCCTTCGAGAACAAAAGTGTATCTCGATCATTCAAAACAAAATACCGCTGAGTGGTCCTTTGCTGCCGTTCATTCATCATGGCCTGGGCTTCAGCGATAAATTCATACCCGCTAGTCACATTGGACCGATAAAACATGGATCCTTGTGTCCGGATTGCTTCTGCAATCTTTTTGTTAAGATCTGTAGCCTGGGTTTTTCCAGACTCTTTAGAACGATCTTCCCAGAATCGCATTGTCCGCATGTCGTCTGCCCGCATTTTTACAAAATCATTGGACGGAGTACCGAGCAAGGCCGGATAAGTTTCTTCGATAATGCCTGTTTCCTGACCAGACAAATCCCAGCCAGAAATCAATGGTGCATACTGCTGAACCGGGTACCAAATGAAATTTCCCTGGTTTTGCATACCCCCACCATCCGGTTGATGGAAAGAGGTCATATCGAGCATATCCATCTGATGCTCGTGTGTTTCCATAGCCTTTTCAAACATTACTACAGCTATTTTTCCTGTTGCAAGTGCCATAATTTATTCCTTTCTTTTACCACGTAGAGACATCCACATTCGCAGCCTTGGCTTCTTTTCTGATATTATACGCTTTTTGCAAGTTTCCTTTAGCGGCATCATATTTCTTTTTGTATCTTCCTTCTGCCCCTGTTAGTACCTCGTCGCCCTTAATATCAACTACCGGGTTCGGTGCGTTGCTCCGTGGTTTTATTGGTTTTGTTAATCGTTGTTTTTCTTGTCCTAAATAAACAGCAGCCTTCATGCCAGATTTGTCAGTTGCCAGTAAGTTTTGAAACTTAGCAAGCGCTACTTTATTCCGGCCAAGGTAATAAAGAACTTTTTCTGAGCCATCCCCCAAAATTGAGATAACTTGATCCACGATCACATCACCCAAGTTTGGGTTTATGGCCTCAACTGCTGCTCGAACTGTAGTATCAGCAACCTTGTATACTTCAGGTGTAATACCACTTTCACCAATAAGCTTTTCAGCTCGCTCATAATGGCCGTCAACGGCCTCTACAAGTTTTTGTTGTGCCTGTTGTTGCCTTACTTTCTGTTGGTCTTCTAACCGAGTTCTGTTGATTGTTTCTTCAGTCCGGTTTAGACTATACTTATCAAAGGCTTCATCAAATTCTTCATCAGTGTCAAAGTCAATTTTCTTTGGACGGACCAAAACAGTTTCTTGTTTTGGTTTCTGTTTAAGGGCCTCATCCCGTTCTCGCCTCAAACGTTCGATCTCTTCATCACGATCAGAGATTTGGCCCTTCAGCTTTTTCTTAACACTGACAAATTTTCCAACAGGTACTTGTTTGGAAGGATCGTCAAGGTCCTGCTCCCCATCTTCCTTCATCCACGGTTCGAGTTCCGGCTCAAGCACAATAGGATTGCCATCATCATCTAATTCAGGCTCCTCTTTATCTGCCAATTTTGCAGCTTCATCTGCTGCGATTTTAGCCGCCTCGTCCTCTGCCAATTTTGCTGCTGCTTGTTCTTCAGGTGTCATCTCAGATATTCTCCTTATCTGCAAAGGCTAATCAGGTTCCCCCTGCGGGTTTTGCGTTTAATCGGGTCGCCTCCGCTATTTTATTAAATTATCAACTTCTTTTATTAAAGTATCTAAATCTTCTATTGGATTTGATATCTGATGGTTTCCTCTGAATGCCTCGTTAGTCTTATTTATTTTCTCAATAAGCTGTTCTTTATTAACTCCCTTTGTTGCTATGGTGGTTTCGCTCATGCCTCCACTCTTTTTGGGTACTGGCATACCAAAATACTCAAGGCCATCTGCCTCTCCTAAATACCTCAAACCCATCTCATCTGCTAATGATTTACCATCAACAGGATTAATTACACTACCCCCTTGAATTATTTGATCCGCATTGAGTACCATTATCTCTTCAAACCCGTCAGAGTCCTTAACTATTACTCCATCATACCCCAATTCGGTTAACTTGCTTCTCATGGCCTCAGCTCTCTCTGTACCACCTAATCTGGAGTCTATCTTAGATGATATTTTGTCATATAACTCACTTTCTCCTTTTATTGGATTTTTAATATTAAGAGAAACATCTACAACTTCTCCTTTACCCTTTTTGGCGTATTGAGTCGCTCTTGCTTTGCTCTCGGAAAAATAAAAACCCTTTCCCATCCATCCAGGGTCTGTAGCTGATCCAGCCTTACCAATAGAGAAAGATCCTGAAAATTTACCTTTAGTCCCATGGTAATATGTCTTTGGATTTTTAGTAAGTTTACCTTTTAATTTAGATGCAATACCTTTAGCAGCACCACCAACAGGATTAATTACACCACTTCCTGTTACATCTATTGATGGCCTATCAGCATAAATTGATGGTGTATAATTAGGATCTGATTTATCAATCCACGCTCTAGGATTACCAGTAAATGGCCAAACACCAGATCCTTCAGCCGATTCTGGCAATGGTTGCAGTTCTTTAAACCACATATTTTTTAATCCTTCAAGCATTTCCTGATTTACCTGTAACAGCCCGGGGTCTTTGAAGTTCGATAACTTTAATTTCATCATCAAGCTTCATACTACCTATTTCAATTTTTGTTTTCTCAATTTTTGCACCAGCTTCATGTGCTGCAACTTGTACCTTCATCCGATCAGTTTGGGCCTTGAACATATCAATTGCATGATCTGCTTTTGCATTTTCATTATCAAGCTGCATTCCTATTCCTTCACGTTTTTCTCGTATGATATCTGCCTGACCTTTAAGTTCTTCAGCTTTTGCCAGTACCATAGCAGCGTCTGGTTCTTTTGGTTGCTCCTGTACCTGTTTCATGAAAGCTTCATCTTCAGGTGTTTGAGGTTTCCTAATACCCATTATCATTAACTGTTTATTTACGTAATCTCTGACATCATCAAACTCAACACCATCTGTGAGAGCTAATATTTTAAGCTGAAGAGCTTTTCTTACTGGATCTGCAGGGTCCATTTGCATCATTAGCATTTCTAGTCTATCAATTGTCTGTTCTTTTTGACTAGAATAGTCAGGACCTATTTTGGAATAAACCTCAAACTCAGCTCTTCTTAAATCATTAATAGTAACTATATTACCAGTCTGTCCATCTATTTTGGTATCCATTACTTGAGTTTCTTTTTTGGTACCATCAGCTAACTCAACTTGAACTTTTCTCGGTGTATCTATAACTTCAGAAGCTATAGAAATCCAAACTTCACCATCTCTGCGTTTTGCATGTTTCATGTGAATTTGGAATCTCATTGATTGACGCTCAATTCTAGCTTCCAACTTTTGAACAGCTTTACCTGAAATGTCAGGTTCAGCAACTTTATCAGGAACTCCTGGATTAGCTACATCAGTAACAGCATCTCTAGTTTGAGCCAATACCAAAGGAAGAGCAGTAGGCATTTGTTGTTCAGGCATAACACCTATTGCTTGAGGTGGTAATTCTTCACCGTCTGCTGTTTTTCTATTTGCAAGTAAATATGGATATGCATTATCTATTCCACTTTCTGAGTACATATCCTCAAAACCCTGAATTTGTTCCGGCCAGAATATTGGCTTTTGCCTCGGTGATCTTGATAGTATATCACCCATATAAGAAAATGCAAAGTTCCTTAAACGTTGTGGATCTTTTGCTAATCTTGTTATGCCTTCCCAGTATTCTTCTCCCTCGACAACAGCATGTTCTCCATAGCTTGGAATTACCGGGATATATTGACCTGCTATTCTTTCCTTCTTGATTATTTTAGCACCAGAAGCCACATACCTGGTTACAATATTTCTTTTTATTTCCCTCTCAGATGCTATAGAATAACCAGCATCAAGGAACTCGTCCATCACATCTTTTAAATTTAATTCATACAATTCATGAGTTTCACCGAAAGGATCTTCCAACGTGATAATAGTATCATTAATTTCTTCAACATGATAGAAACTTGTTACATAGATTTGTTTACCATGTCCACCTACCCACGGAAAGGTATAAGAATGTTCAGGATGCTTAAAAGAACTGGCATCTATATGATCGAGTTCTTCATCAGTAAGATCTTTTACTAATTTCTTATAACCCTCTTCTGTATAAGCTGTTAAAACAGAACAGTATACTGCATCTGATTTATCTAAGAGTTTTGAGTTTGGATCCCAAAATACAGTATTATTGGCTTCATAAATTGGTTTACGGAGAATAACTTGTTTATCATTGTTGATATTTTTACTTTCATACTTTGTGTATAATAACCAAGCACCAACACCACCAACAATAGTTTCTGTTTCAGCATTCTCAAATGCTTCTATAGAAGTATTCTTTTGAAGTCCTGCCCTATACAGTCCATCTGCAAGTTCTGCTGAATCAGTTCGTGTTTCATTTATAGGCACAAAATCCACTTGAACAGGATTTGAAGCTAAATCAGATTGAATTTGTCTGCCAGCTTTTCGTAATACATTAAATTCACCACGGTATGTTAATTGAGTAGATTGAAGAATATCATCATCCCACTGTGTTATCCAATAGAATACAGAATCATTCGAAGATCTTTCTCTTGGAATTTGGTTAGCCATAAAAGCTTTATCGTGCATTTCTTTTAATTGTTTTAATTCAAGAGGCATGTCTTCTATTGCTCCTATACTGTCGCTGTTTCTGATCTTTATATGTTGAACCAATGATTCTAATTGGTGCAGGTCGTTGTGCTGTTCCTACATTTACCATTTTTGGGACTTTCCACAGCATTTTAACAGAATCACCTAAATTTGGAGAGTCAATTTTAAACTTAGTTTTCATGATTTCTTTAGAATATAAATCCAACATTCCATTTGAATTAGGCTTCACAGGTAATCTACATAACTCTGATCTAAGTTTATGAAGATTTTTTATACCAGAAGAAAAAGATACTAAGGTTTCCGGATCATGATATACCCCTTTAACTACTGCCTCATAAGTTCGGAAAATCCTATTCCTGAGTTCAAAGTACTTCTGAACCCTCATATTTTTAAAGACTTCTTTATTTTTCTTTTGGTTTTGTATAGAGGATATATTTACTCTTTCAGAATTTATTGGTTCATAAATTGATTCAGGATACTCAGGTGTTTGAGACCCTTTATACTGTTCTAATCTCACAGGTTTACCACCAAACGCCTGGCTAACCTGTCTATTCAAGCCAATCCCCACTCCATCACAGTCCCACACAAACCCATCCGATTGATTCTGTATGGCAAGGCCAGTCGCCCAATCACATCCTTCATTAATGTCCCCTGTTGCCTTTTCTTCAACTTGCAAAACAACAGAACCATGTCTAAAGGCATAACCTTTCTCATCAGCTCCTTCATCTGAAGGATCATGAGAAGACATTCGTATACCAAGAGGACTGAAACCTAACTTTATATGAGCATCAACACAAGCATCAAACCAAAGAGCACTTATTAAAGCATTCTCCACTGAGTCATTGTAAGCACCTTCCCAAATATGATCATAAAGGGCTCTTGGAAGAGTTTTGAAGTCATTTTGTCTTTCGGCTTCAAGTTCGGCAGGAAACCATGGATTATCACTGTAATTGATTTTTACAATATAATGTAAGTCATCTTCATAAAATCCATGCTTATCCAGTTCTCTTTGGTATGGAACAATAAATCGTTGGGAGAAGGGGTCAGCTTTACTCATGGGATTGGCAGATATCCATAATTCAGAATTCTCCTCCCGGAGGGTTGGAGTAAGAATTCGTAAACTATCTTCTGAGATAAACTGACCCTCTTCCAGCCAAAAGTACTTGAAGCCAAACATTGATTTAATGGCTTCAATAGACCGTGCTAGTCCCCTGAAACGAAAACCGCCACCACTTTTATGTTCAATTTTATTGTTGAAGTTCTTAAAGCCAGGGATTTTAAGTCTTTTAATCTCTGACTTGAGTAATGCAAAAACACTTTCCTCAATTGAATTTTGGTACTCACGTAAACAACCTACTAATGCTCCTTCAACTTGGGATTTTTGAGCAAGCATACCAGCAAAAGTCATTGATTTAGCGCCACCTCTACCACCATAAGCAATTTTATATCGCTTAGGTCTAGTTACAAATGGACACAGTTTTTCTGGTACTTGAAGTTGTAGGGCCACTTATTTTTGTATCCTTATTTAATATTATTTCAACCCAATCAAAATAACTAGGTAAATATCTAAATGCATCATTTTCATTTAATGCATCATCGATCATTAAAATTCGCTCACCCATTTTTACTATCATCGCATTCCTCTTTATCGGGAGAATCAACAACAGTGTTTTCTGTTGAATGGATAACTTTAATTTCCCAAGTTTTATCTCCATCTCCATCCTCAACATCATCAGGATTTAGCATTGGATTTCGATCTATCAAACTTGTTAAAACATCCACTAAATGTTTTAAGGTACTTGCTGATCCTTTATCATTTTCTTTGAGGTTAGAAGCAATAGAAATTGCTTTATGGAGGAGTATAGTTTCTAATTCTATGAATTTAGGGCCAAGGTATTTTTGTTTGAGGATTGAGAAGGCTTGAGTTTGACTTACTGTTTGCTTGCTTAATTTATTTAAAACATCATCAATAGATTTAATCTCGCTTATATCTATTAAATCATCTTGTTCCAAAGAAATTTGTTTCCAGTTTTTTGCATTGTAGTCTAGGACAGCAGTTGAAATACAGTGTTCAATTGCTAAACTTGCTAAGGAAAACCCCAAGAATTCGTATTTAAACTGTACTAGATCCCAATTTATGTCTTGCATAATCGTTTGTTTCCTTTTTTAATCGTCTATACTTATTATATCATAGTTTGTTAACTTTGTAAACAATAAAACGTGTCTGGGTTGAAAATAAGACTGGATATAGTCCGGTACGCTTATAATCGTTTAAATTCTTTATGATGTCTTAAAAATAAAGGTATATTAGTATATAGGCTCCAATTTTTTGAACGTTTAGGATCGTTTCAAGTGCTAGAACTGTCTGTATTAGTCTTTATTATCGTTTAAATCTTTTTCTCTATTACAAAATTTTACTAGAAATTGGTATAATGCTTGGTGGACTGGAGTTCAGTAATGCTGGATCGGTGTATATCGATAGGTAAAATGCTGGGGCTCAAAAATGGCAGGATATTTTCAATTGACCCAATATTTAATATACAATTGCAAACCAAAAAGGAGCATAGGGGCCCCTAAAAGAAAAGTCTCGAGCTCAGGTTCGAGATTGAGATTGAGAGTGAGTTGCTTCAACAGCAACTACTTCAGTAGTAGTTATATCAGTAGTAGTTATATCAGTAGTAGTTATATCAGTAGTAGTTATATCAACAGCAACTATAATGTAGTGTACCACAATGTAGTGTACCACAATGTAGTGTACCATAATGTAGTGTATCACAATGTAGTGTACCACAATGTAGTGTACCACAATGTAGTGTACCACAATGTAGTGTACCATAATGTAGTGTATCACAATGTAGTGTACCACAATGTAGTGTACCACAATGTAGTGTACCACAATGTAGTGTACCACAATGTAGTGTACTTAGTTATCAGTAGTAGTTACTAATACTAATTACTAAATGTACCACAATGTAGTACTAATATAATTATTTATAGTGTACCACATTGTGATATACCACGTTAAGAAATAATTAAAAATAAGTGTTTACAAATCAAAAAATTTATTATATATTATATTTATGATCAACAATTAAGTTGATCAAAAAATTTGGAGGTGACAAAATGAGTATTCTTAAAAAGATGAATAAAGAAGAGTTGATTAAAGAATGTGAAGATCAAATGCAAATTATTCTTGAACTTCAAACAAGACTTGAAAGTTCACAAAATGGATCAAATCGCAAAGCTCAAGTTCTTGAGATCTTGAGAAATAATTCTTCAATCTCAATTGTCAATATTGC